TCTGTAATACCAATAGTATCACCAGGAACAGCGGTACCGGGAGTAATTGTTGCGGTGTATGAGGATTGTTTATTAGATAGTGCGGGGTCTGAGAATGTATTAACGTTTGTTGTTCTAATGATGCCCTGTCTGTTGACTGGACCGTAAAAGTTAAGTTTCATTGTGAAGTTGAGCGTCCAGATGATTGCTCTTCTTTGAGTAAAGTCTCCTTCATACTCATCTTCATATGTAATGTTGTCCAGAATAACAGGTAAGTCGTTCTTAATGCCCATTGCAGGAATTGCATTAAGAGTCAAGTTATAGTCCGGATTAAAGTAAGGTAATATCTGTTCAATAATCTGTAACCCATCATCCTGGTTCTTTGTATACACATACAAAGTCATAGCAATGTTATAAGGGGTAGGTGCGTACTGGGCGTTTAATGAAGTTGTAGATGTACCATTTAATGCTCTGTTCTGCTGAACCAGGCTGACTCTTCTATTAGGATCATAAGTCAAACTTATCATCTCAAAACCAAGTCTTGGTAAAAAGGTCTGAAAGCTTTGTTCGAATGAATTGGGTTGGGCGGCAATTCTAGCTAAAAACTTTGCCTTTGGAGAATATGCCAAAGGAACCCGAAGGGTCTGGGTAATATTACCACCTGAATCTAATCTATCAATATGGATATTATTAAATATATTACCAAAAGCAACTATTGACTTTCGTATTGTTCCGTGATAGAATTTATCAAACATTTATTTCTCCAAATGGGTTTCTTTCGGAGAAGTCTAGCACAGAAATATCACCCCTAAAATCTTCATTATCTACGTTAGGTAATATAGTACCTAAGTTATAGGATTGAAGAATAATGCCTGCAGGATTATATTCTTCCAGTAACGCTCTATCTCCACTCTGAAGTAATAGATTAAAGGCATTAACATCCAATGAATCACCAGAAGCAATACTATCAATCTCTGATACCCCCGTATCAAAGACCTCAGAAGAGTACTGCATTAACTCACATTGGAGTTTATAGACGTATAACTTACCTACCTGAAAGAATGGGTCTGTAGATTCTACTCGTTTAATTTCAAAAAATGCTTTTGTTAATGGGAAGTAAACAATATCCCCTTCAGCTGGTCTGGTAGTTAAAACTGCATCTCCAGATCTTGCAATTACTTCATCCCATCTTCTTCTGGATACAATAAAGGTTGCAGTATCTCTAAACTCAACCCCAAATTTAGTCAACAGATCTCCGTCTCCTTCAAACCCAGTAACGTTCTGCATGTACATCTCTAGAGGATAAGCTGACGAGTACTTATTAAGTACATCTTCTCCCAGAATGTCATCTTCATTGACTGTAACTCTAGGAATATAATAGGTATCAAACCCGTATATTTTTAAGCACTCTATTATAATATCTTCCATGAGCAATTGCTCTGAAGATCTGCCTCCAGGTATACCAGATTGGAAATAAAAGTTGGTCGCCATTATTCGGTATATCCACGTGGATTAGTTGTTGCCTTGATGGTATAATCCATAGGTGGGCTGATGAGATAAGCTAAATACATTCTCAACCTGTAAAGAAGTCTACAGGGAGTTCGTAGGTAGATCTAACTTCATCCTTTAACTCTTTAATCTCTTCCATCGCTTCATCAAAGATCTTTTGACCATTCAACGTTACACCGCCTGGTAATTGAACGCCTTCAAACTTCTTAAGATTAACACCCCATTGACGCTTAATTAAAGCAGTTGTGTATCTCTTTAGATAACCATCGTTATATACATCGGTAAACGTATCAGGGTCAAGCATACGATATGCTTCAATGATAATGTAATCACCGATAGCCAGATCACCTCCATCACCCCAGGTTAAGTCAATATGTAATCTATTCATATGACGATTAAACCTAACAGGCTTTTGTCCTGTCATCAGGTCGTTAATCAAATTAATATGCATCTTTAACATTGTAAAATACTGAATATCGGTATTTGTTAAAGACTGAATGTTGTTAAGCATTAACTGATACTTAGCATCAAAGAAGCTGATACTGTTAGATCTACTCGATAACGGCAATGTTCTTACAACACTTAGTACGGAGTCATTTAAGGTAACGTATTTGTTATCAAAGTTACCAAGTGTCATAGAGGACACAACTGCTGTCGTACCAGAAACAGCACCAGTTATCGTTTCCCCAACAGTAAACGTTTCTGCAGTATTCTTAGTATATACTTTGTTGGCTGCAAAAGCGGCATGAACAAATGTTGTAGCACCAGAAGATGCACCGGTGATCTTTTCGCCTATAGAAAAACTGCCAGCATTAACGCCAACAATTTGTAAGGTGGATGCAGTTATTTGTTCTTTAAGATATACAGCTTCAACAGCATCATAATGAAAGTCTCTGTAAAACTGTATAGCCTCGTCAACACGGTCTTCTAATTGATCGTCGTCAACGTTAATTTCGAGAACCGGGTGGCCAAGTGATCGAAGGCAATAATCTATAAGGTTTTGTCTGGATGAAGGTGAAGACATTGTATCTTTCCTAATTTATATGGTATATTTATAAGGAAAGGACCCTAAGGTCCTTTGTTATTATCTGCTAAAATAAAAGCTACTTTAAGATTTAAGCCAAAATTCTGGTTGAAGAAATTCTGAATAATACTGCTTTAAAAGTTCTTTAGGATCTTGCTTATGCTGAGGAGCTAAAACAGGTTTTACATCATGCATACCGGAGCTACCATGGAGGGTCTCATCATCTTCGGCTACACTTGAACCATCAATATTATTAAAATCATATTTAAATTCTGGGAGATTTAAGAATTTATGAACTCTATCTAATTGAATTTTAGGTTCAGCTAATAAATTTTCATATTCAACGAACAAAAAGTTTTCTGGAGCAAATTTGTATCCGTCTTGTAGTGCATTATAGGCTGCTTCGAGATGTTCAATATATGGACTAGTACTCATAAAATCGTCTAAATCCTTAGGCTTGGCTAAACGTACAAAAGATGCAGCGCAATCTGGTATCGAACGAACGGTAGCGATAATCTTTGGCTGACGATTTAATACCTGAACCATGGCTTCAATAATTGCTACAATCGGCCACCCTCTAGACTTATCTATAATAATAGGTCTATCTGTATGTTCATAGAATGCATCAATTGCACCTCTCATAGTTTGAGCTAGTTTATTTCGCGAGGGATCATTCTTGTCGAGAAGACCCGTTGAATGCCATGTAGTTGCTAATCCATCAAGTGCAAAGACGAGCCCGGAAGTCGTTGAAACATGCATTGTAGGGTTCTGGTTTAGAATAGCTGCTAGAACGGTTGAACCTGATCGAGGAATTCCACTTAAAAAATGCAAAGTTTTTTTCATAATGCTTTATACAACATCATATGGTACTTACTCAAGACCCATTTTCTTTCTAATCTTAGTAGCAGATACAGAATGAATAGCATCATCGAACACTTCCTGTTCGATCTTATACCCTACATCTCTACCGTAGGTAATATTAACAATGTTAGGTACTACCTGAATTTCGTATTGACCTTGGAACATAGGATCTAAATCTCTACGAATATAGTTCTTAACCTGTTCAATAGCAAAGGGGTTAGAACCCTGCCATCCCTGACAGTCTCTAATCTGAATAACCACTTGACCGGTCTTAGCTAATGCACGCTCAAACAACGCTCTATGACCTTCATGCCATGGCTGCCATCTTCCAAGCATCTGAACGGTTTCTTTCTGCCAGTTAAACGTTGGTCTACGTCTTTCATCTAGAATGTGGGCGGCAATAAACTCACCCCACTTTTCCCCTTGTTGTTCGGTGATTCTAAAGTCATAAAACTCAGGAGGTGTGAAGGCTTTATTAGTATCTTCAAATCGACCCTTCTCAATAGTATCGACCCAGACCGTCCAATCGGCTTTAAAGTTATGACGCATCTCTGGGAGGGGAGCTACAAAGTCACAAATAACGAAATCAGTATCGTAGCTGTCGGCAAGCTCTCTCATTCGAAGACTCTGCCTGATACGACCTTCTTTACTAAAGTCCCAGTCATTGTACTTCTTACGAACATCATCGGCGTTAAGCCACATGACTGTTTTACGATCGTTTTGGAGATGTTCAAGAATGTGTTGAGCAAGATATGTCTTACCAGCACCAGGAAGACCCATGATTAAAATTCGCTTCATAATATACCCTCAGTTAGAGTTAAAAAATTGATTTGCAATTGATAAAGAACTTGCAATAGCCATGTCCATATCAAGATATGTATACAAACCACACCGTCCAATAAACGTAACTTTATTATTGTCTAGTGACTTATACTTATTATACACTACTCTATTGATACTATCAACATCTTTAACAGGGTAGTATCTTTCGTAATTGTTTTCTTTGTAATCACACGGTTCTTCTAGTGTATAATGCTCACCTGAACCGTGATTAGGAAACAACTCCCATTTGGTTATTCTTGTATAGATGTTGTTATCGGTAAAGTTAACTACCGGGGTAGGCATTGTAAAGTCGTTACTTGACCTATGATGAAACTTAATAGACCGATAAGGTAATTCACCGTAACAATAGTCATAATACTCATCTATAGCCATTGAATTAAAAACTCTATCGTATTGAGATTCTAAATCTTTATTATAGTCAGTATTTAATAAGACTTTAATATTTGAATGATTAAGTATATTCTCGAAAACTTTGGTATACCCATCTTTAGGTAAGTATTGAAATGAGTCATTTGGAAAATAAAACTCATTATCATCATTACGTATCTTTAATCTATCTAAGACTTTGCTATCTATATCTAAAGTACCCCACATTTTTAATGTGTAAGGTGCATATACGACATCGAATAACTTATCGCCAAGAACGGTCTGGGTATGTTGATTGGGAGGCAGAGTTAAAAATTTACCGTTATAATAAGCTTTAACCTTGTGCTTATACTCAACCCACTCTGTAAATCTAGATAACCAATCAACTACTTTGGTATTGTTGGTGTGGAAGAGATGGGGTCCATACTTATGAACTCTCACTCCATTTACCATTTCATCAAAACAATTACCGCCTATATGCGATCTCTTATCAATAATAGTGACATTGAATCCGTTGTCAGCTAATTCACGAGCTATAACTGAACCTGAGAATCCTGTTCCGACGACCAAGAGGTTTGATTTTCGTTCCATAAATTAATTACTTGTTCCTTACTAATAAAGAAAGGTATATCTGCTTTATCTGACATATGTACAACCAGAGAGCCAAGAGGCATAAACATCTTTACATCAGGTTTATTCCAGACAGATGATATTGTATTACCTTCCCAGCAAGATGGATCCTCTCCAATTTTTAATAAACTATCAAACTCAGTTTTATATTGCTTAAATAGTTTAGACTGAATCATAAAAGATTCTTGTGTAAACCACGTTGTTTTATAATATCTTTGATAAGAGGGTACTACAAAACTTGACTGAAAATATGTTTCATTATGAGGAAAGGATGGGTGTAGGTGTAGCTGATTAAAGTCTTGGGGAAAAATACCAATGTTAGTTTGTATAAATTTTGTAAAGTAGTTCCATGTATCTACCATCTCCCGTATAGCATTAGGAAAATGTAGGTAATCATCTTCTACTACATAAACTAAATCATCATCTGGTAAATTATAGATATATTCATACGCAACTTGTACAGAGTATCTAGATTTCTTTTTAGCTGATAGCCCTGTCTGATCTCGTTCAGGCAGATAATTAACAGTTACGAACGGTTGATGTTCAACGATAGAGTTAAGTTTACTCTTAAAATCGTCAGATGAGTTATCATCTATAATATGTAGAGATTTATCATCAATAGATTCTAAATTTGTTAAAATAGAATTTAAACATCTTAATATACATTCTTTTTTATTAACAATTCTAGTAGATACCAGTGAGTGTCTATCACAAGTTCGTAAGACGATATGCAGCATATAAAAATTTAAACCGTCAAGCTGTCATTTCTATCAGTTTTCCGACCTTCTATCGGCCGTCCTAAAATAGTTGTATTAAGTTCACCAGTATCAGGCACGCGCTCTTTTATATCATACGCAAATACGCCCATTTGATGAATAGGAAATATGTCTGCTCTAAGAATAATATCTAAAGGTGCACATATGCCGTACTTAATAACATGGGCAAGCATATTCTTTGCTACAGCAGGGTCTATACCGTATGCATGTGCTCGACAGATGAAGTGGTAGTTGGGGCCTTCAGAGGCATGAGGAGGTGTGGGATAAACACCCCAACCTTGTTTGACTTGTTCGTTAGAACCAAGATATGCTATAGAGTTAAACACCGCATGTTGTACATATGGTGCAAGCATTAAGGCATCATGTTCAAGAATAACCAATGGTTGATCTTGCTCAACACATTTAGCCCAGAGACTAATATGAGACAGGGCGCATGCTACCTCACCTCTGGTTAAATAATGATCAGTTACCTTAATCATATTCATAACTGCATTATGATGAGTAGGGGTAACAATTTCATCAGATATACCATTATAGGCATCCCAGAATTGAAATGGCATCTTTACCTGATTACAAGTAGCTGCACACCTCAAGGCCTGGTCTTCTGAGTTCTTGTTACCCTTGACCCTGATAATATAAGCTTTATCAACTCTTGTGTTGTACGAAAAAAACAATGATTTCATAATATAGTATTTAAATTTAAACTTTTCGAGTAGCTACTACACCTGGATTATCTCCATGCCCACTACATCCAGCTACATCCCAATCAGATGTACTATTTACTTGAACCGGGCTTGAAACTTTTACTTGCGGCGAACTACTAGCGCCAATGCCAACACCGGAAAACCATAATGTATTATCAGTTCTTTTAAATAATGAACTAGTATGATAACCACCTGTAAATACTCTTGACCAGTTTGTATCAGTACCGATTTTTACAGGTGCAGTTCGATTAGTAGTAGTGTTATCACCTAATTGACCGGCTCCTGAACCATATCTATCAGCATTTCTACCCCAACCATACAATTCACCTGCAGTATTAATAGCATGAGCATGAGTTGAACCCACACCTAAATCCACCCATGTAGATAGCGCCCCTAACTGTGCAGGGGTATTACCGTTAATGCCTGACTGTGTTTCATTTTGCCCGTTACCACCAGTACCCCAACCCCAGATCTGGCCATTGGTTTTTAAAGCAATACCCTTGTAATAGCCCCCACAAACCTTTAACCAGTTTGTATCTGACCCAATTTGAACTGGACTAGATAAAGGCGCTGCGTTATAACCGACATTGACATAACCATTACCTATACTACCGTTATTTTGACGACCCCATCCCCATAGTGTACCATCTGTCTTGATTGCCCACATCCCCATGGGATTTCCATAACCATGACTTCCAAATGCATTTGACCAGTTAGTACCCGAACCAATCTGTACTGGGCTAGACCTACTTACCCCGGTATTATCAGGCACCATAGAACCTGCACCCATTGCCCAGAGTGTTCCATCCGTCTTTACAGCAGCAAAAGCATCTTTTCCTACAGAGCAACCAGAAGAAGCTATGTTAGCCCAGTTAGTCAGTGCACCTACTTGAACTGGACTGGATTTATCAACTCTTGAATCAATACCTAATTCACCAGAGGTATTTAGACCCCATCTCCACAAAGTACCGTCACTTTTTATAGCTGCTACACTTTTCCACCCCATTGCAATCTTTTGCCATGTTCCTTCTGTACCAACTTGAACTGGACTTGAACGAGGTGTACCTTCATCGCTTATCCCCCTCACATCAGCCACACCCCAAGCATAAAGAAATCTACTTAAGGTTCTTGCTGGCCAAAGGTTCTGTTGTTTTTTAGCAGCCGCCTCAGATATAGTCCATATCCCAGACGCCGAGCCCCCTTCACCATCCGTAGGACCTACGGTGGTAATAGGGGTTTTAGTTATTAGTTTACCTGGAAAATCGGACAT